AACGACCTGCTAGATCCAAAATCAAGATTTCTAAAAAACAGGTCAAACATGATGCAAGGAATACTACACTACACGTCAAGTGTTGTTCATTGTGGATATTTACTTTTATGGGAGAAGTATTCCACGATGAGGTTGTGCAAAAGCATTGGTAATAGAGTAGACTATAAGTGTATCATAACATCAAAAATATCTTCTGATGATTCATCAGTTATATTCTCTATACTAACCAAGAAAAACAGTGACAAAATATTAAATCACTTGAAACTTTTAGTAAAAGGCTGTCTTCATGTTAAAGGCGATTGTTATAAATATTTCTCAGCAAAACAGAGTTATGAGAAAAGCACTACTAAAGTAGAAACAGGTATAGAAGAATTCAATTCATTGTGGTATTACAAAAATACATTGATTTCTCCAATGATAAAATTTGTTTTTGCAGCTGTCAGAACACATCCATCAAACAGAATAAGTGAGAGGTTTAATGTTTTCTCCAATCTTAGGAATAACGTTCTTGAACATAGTGGTTCAATAATGCTATGCTCTCTCATTCAAATGTGCCAATGTTTTTCTCACTACAGAGTTTTAGGATCAAACATGAACACTCTGTGGAATGAATTTTCTCAGGAGCTCATAAAGAAGCCTCACCCTGCCTTTGGATTTTTCTTGTATGAACCAATGATATCGTGTGGAGTTTTTGGACAAGATTTTTCAACTTTTGTTGCATGTAAGTCAAGTAATAAATTCAAAAGAATACATGTGAGCATGTATAAAAAAGACTATCTAGAATTCTCGTCAGATGGAAAACCAACAACTAGAACCTATTTATCTTTTGGTCAAGGAGAAAGATTTTTGGACTTTAAGTCAAAAAACAATCTAAATCCAAGTGTCATAAGAGAGAAGCTGTGTAAAAATCTGTACATTTTATATGATAAATGCAAAACCAATGAATCAGCACTTCTACTTTTAGAGTCTAGAGCCATAAATCCTGCCTTAGCAGAGAGCATGACATTTATGACAGATGCAAAACTTCACGCTTCTTCCGTCTTCTTTGTGCAAGAGCCAGTAACTTTAGTCTCATCTGGTTACATGACAAATAAAGTTTTTAAATCCAGCATGATGAGTCTTGTGAGAAATTTTAAAGTGGATGATGATTTGGAACAGTGGGAATGGCTGTTTCCTTATAGGCATTTTTACTTGAACTCCCTAGATATTATGGAAGAATTTTCTAAATCTTATCTCGGGATATCAAACAATAAAAGATCGACATTTAATAAAATAGACATTCAAACAACAAAGTTTGAACATGGTGTTAGTTTGTTAGAGGTTGTTAGAAGGAGATGGTTCAATATAAAAGATGTGAGAGGTTCCAACATGATGCACCATCTAACTTGGGAGGGGTACAGCTCGCAGTTTCCATGGCTAGATGAAGGACCAGAATTAACTCTGGAGAAGAGCCCCTTTGTGGATCATTTGTCTCTGTACAATTTTGTATTAGCACAATCAAACAGAGACAGGACTGTGAGAATTTATGGTCCAAGTTCAGTATGTTCAAGTCCTCTGGACGTCTACAGAAGTGTGTTGGAGAACTGCCAATGGAAAGGAAGAAGACTTGTCAGTGAGAAGAGTATGTATCTAGAAAAAGAGAAGTTCCCCATGAAAGAGGTTTTAGACAAAGTCTGGAGGTTTTCAGACTGTCCTACAAGACATGACAAATCAAAATGCTTAATTGCTTACCTGACATC